AGTTTTAGGCCAGAATTTAAACCGGTTGAGATTGTGGACATTTATCAAGATGTTAAATGGTATTTCCCTAAACTCAAACCGGGACAGTTATTGGCTATTCCGTTGACAAGTGGAGATCAACCCATGTGTGCTTATTTTATCAAAGATATCTCACGCCAAAGTGAGGTCGTCAACTACGGTAAGGTTTGGTAACATGGGACAGCTCAAGCCAGGTGCTACTTATATATATGAACGTGCTAATGGCGTAACTTACGCTAGAGAAGCAGGTGCCCATCCCGGAGATAGGATAGCAATCGGGTGGGATTACGACCTAAAAGAACGTGATGAAATGACAGCACGTATGAAGTTATGGGAACAGATATATCAAACCGCTAAAACCAATCCTGCTTTACAAGAAGCCATGGAACGTGTTATAATTATATACGAATTACAAAAAGGAGAAGAGCCACCGGGGTGGCATCCAGTATGAGCAAAGAAGACGATAAAATCAAACACGGCACACGCATACACCGTGCGTGGATTGCAATTAAGAAGCAACTCGGTATTATCAAAGCACACAAAAACTTTGGTGAAGCAAGTCGTCGTATCGACGAAGCACAACCGCATAGGTTGGCCAAACATCATGCCATGGATTGCGGACAACCGCATTGCACCCTGTGTGGCAATCCCAGACACAATCGAGCTCGAAAAGACAAGTTAACTATCCAAGAAAAGCGCAACAATCAAAAGAGCGATGATGAGTGAAGATAAATTAAGCATTCGAAACGAAATGACGCAGTTTGATCGTAAGAACAGAAATTTCTACGACAGTCTCGACGAGCAAGAAAAGAAAAAGTTTAGTCCTTATTTGATGATAAGGTATGGGGCTACAGTAACTGGTAGCGCAGATCTGCAGGCCTATTATCTACTGAGTTGCAATGAAAACTTAAACAAACATTTCTTTGACATCAATACCACACAACACAAAAAATTACAGTGGTTGCTAGCTACAACTGTTAGTCCTGGGTTAGGCACACAGTATCATCAGTGGTTAGGCCTGAAGAAAAAAGACAACAGCAACAACAAAGCTGTAAAATTTTTACAAGAACTTTATCCTCATCTCAAAGATGATGAACTTACACTAATGGCAGAACTCAATGATCACAACGATCTTAAACGCATGGCAAGAGAAATGGGATGGGCCGATTCAGATATTAAAAAAGAATTATGAAACGATTGTTATTAAACGGTTGTAGCTATGGTATAGATTATAATTTTGGAACAGAAGCCAGGATTTTAGGATCTCGGCTAGGTTTTGACGAAACAGTTAATTTATCGCAAGCTGGCGGGAGCAATGAACGAATATTTCGTACCAGCGTTAATTACATATTAGAACATCAAGTTGATTTTGTAATAATATCTCTTACATTTTACGGCAGGACGGAATCTCCGTGGTCACTAAACGACCCAATTGAGGGACCCTGGATTTCCCATGGCGGAACCGTTGATTATAATTGGGTCGAAAATGTTTTAAACAGACCAATTCTTTTATCAAAACATGATATTGACAACTACCTAAAACATAAAGTCTTAACAAATTGGACGCATCATTACTGTGATAAATTGATAACTGATTTGATTTGTTTTACAGGTTGGCTAGAAAGTAAGAACATAAAATATTGTATATTTGGTGCTTGCGATATGCAATATTTTCTGGAAGATATTAATCAACACAAACGACAGACCATTAAATCTAATCTTTGTATAATTGATATTGAAAATTGGAGCATGAATAATTTCTTGTATACCAACGGAGGAAAGCCGATGGATAGCGAAACCAACTTATCTCCTTTAATTTGTCATTATAAACATGAGATGAATATAGATCAATATGCTAAATTAAACAATTTTTTGTATAATCATATTATTAATAAATGTCTATGAGTTATAAATGTCGCTACTGTGAAAAATCATTCAGGCGAGAAAGCTCACTGAGTGTACATCTCTGCGAACAGAAACGCCGCTGGCAACAGGAAAAGGAAGTGGCGGTACAACTGGGACTCCGGGCCTACCTGCGTTTTTATGAAATCACACAGGGATCAGCCCGACTAAAAAGCTATGAAGATTTTGCCAAAAGCCCATACTATAATGCGTTTGTCAAGTGGGGCAGACACATGGTGGCCATACGTGGAATTAATCCCCCGGCGTTTCTTGAATGGCTATTGAAGAACAATAAAAAAATTGACTACTGGTGCAAGGATGAGTTTTATGAAACATACTTGCACGAATACTTACGAAGAGAAGCAGTACAAGACGCACTAGAACGTGCCTTAAAGGAAATGCAAGATTATGCCGATGATCACCCAGAACTTAAAAACGGACTTACAGACTATTTTAGATACGGTAATACAAATCGCATTTGTTATCATATTTCTACCGGTCGTATTAGCCCTTGGATTGTCTATAATTGTGGATCGGGTGTGGCATTTCTTGACTCGTTATCTGAAGAACAAGTCGGAATGATCATCCAGTGGATTGATCCTGAATTTTGGCAACGCAAATTTAAAGATTATATGGCCGATACAGAGTGGGTTAAGGACATATTGCAAAAGGCGGGGTTATGAAGATATTGCTGTTGGGGAGCAACGATATCTCTTTATCAGTTGCTTATAAGAAATTTAATTTATCCGAAAGTACTTTGGTTACATCTGCAGATCAAGTATACAAAATTGGGCACACATCAAGAAAAGAGTTTTTGGCTGATAGCGAATTAGAAAAAGTATTATCGTTTGCTGATATAGTATATTGGGCATTTCCTGATATTTTAGAATTTAATGACAAAGATGAGTATTATACTCATCTCAATTGGATTAAAAATTATCAATTAAAATACAAAAATATAAAAAACTTTGAGGACATTGAGTTTGATCCTTATGGCTGGAATACAAGTTTACCTAAATTGAGTATCAATGATGCAGTATTCTTAGGTTGTAGTTTTACAGCTGGTATAGCTCTACAGGGTAGAAAAAACAATCGATATGCGGAGATAGTCTCCGCGACATTTAATAAAAATTGTATTAACCTAGCGCAGCCGGGCGGAAGTAATAGTAAACTAATTGATATATTTGGACAACTTGATTTTGTAGAAGGTCAGCTGGTAGTATTACAACTAACTGGTTTAGAGCGTTTGCGATATGTTACTGACAATAAAAATCCGGTAGATATAATGTTTTCGGTTGTGCACAATCCGAGGGATTTTTTAAAGATATATAATAAAGATTTTTTGTTTTATGAATTATTAGTTAAACTAAGAATGGTAATAACTATAGCAAGAGAAAAAAAATTAAAATTTGTATTTTGGTTAAATGAGTATAAAAATCCTGAAATTTACTCATTAGAGGATCAAATGTATTTTTATGCTTACCCAGAATTTGTTCCAAAATCATTAATGGAAAATTATTTAGTGGATTTTGGTACAGATAACTTGCATCCTGGTATAGAATCAAATAAAATAATAGCTGATGTTATTACCAATTATATAAAGCAAATTTATGAAATTTAAGTCGGACATTGATATTGACTTCGGTGATAGAACACGAGCATTGGAATTGCTCAAAACTACTCCGGCCAGTATCTTGCGTGATGGTCGGTTAATTCGGCACAACACCGGTGTATACCCAACTGACATTCCTGTAGATCCATTTACAGGTATTGCCAGCATCGACCACGAGTCAGCAGAAGCACATGGTTACATGAAGCTGGATCTTTTGAACGTATCGTTATATACCCAGATAAAGAGTGAACAACACCTACAAGAATTGATTGCACAAGAACCCAACTGGGCCCGACTATATGACCCAGAATTTTGTGGACGTCTAATACACATTGGAAATCACTATAAGACTCTGATTCAATGCCCAGAAGCAGTAACTTCGATACCTCGAATGGCCATGTTTTTGGCCTTGATACGTCCTGCAAAACGACACCTAATAGGCAAGACTTGGAAAGAAATCAGTGAAACTATTTGGGACAAAGCAGAAGACGGTGATTACTACTTTAAAAAAAGCCATTCACTTGCCTACGCACATCTTGTTTGCGTACACATGAATCTATTGACCAACAACGGACTGTGATTTAGATTACTTTACGAACCAGCGTTATACTCTTGCGTTTGCTACGTTTAGTAGCCATTTCTTTTAGGCTCACATAAGGGCCTATTTTTATTTCTACATCCTTGGAATTCATGGTACGCAAGCACACTTTGAACTGAGCCCAATCGGCTTTTAAAAACACGTTGATCGGGATCAATCTATTGCTTTCCCACCACCA